GAGAGTGAAGAATGATGCCATACAAGGTAGAAGTGCTTGGATTTGATACAGAAACACACAGCAACAAGGATGATGTCATCGTTGCTTTGATTGAGTATCTCTTGGGACACGGAGTTTCAGTCACGGTCACATGGCCCGATGGATTTACTTCGGGCATTCAAGCGGCAGATTTGGTGAAAGAATGAGCCGAACTTGTGCCAAGTGTGGGTTTGTGGATCGCGGAGCAAAGCCGTTTCTCTACAAACAACCCATTCTCGGATTTTTACGCGGTCCGGTTCGTTTCGTTGAACCGGATTTGTGGATATGTGACCTCTGCGTTCCAGCCAATCACAGGTAAGGAATCATTGAGACAGCAGTTTGAACAGCCGTGAAGCCACCGACCAAACCGAGAGTGAGAAAGGAGACAAGAACATTCAGACGAATCAACCCTTCAAGGTTGGATTCTTTCTCTTGACGGCGTTCTTCTCGCGTCATTAACCATTCTGCAAACCGCATACTGCGAGACTTTCCGTTTTCAGCTGGTTCATCTTGTGTCATCTTGGGAACGCTCCTTGATTAGTTGAAGAATGGTCTGGTCGTTGTTCAATCCGATTGGCTCAAGCACAATCAGATAATTGCAGTTGTCCGCCGGGTTCACTCGTTGAATGTAGAGATCTTGAATGACGATGTGGTCAGGGTCCACGACAGAAAATGAGGTTGAAGTTAATCCGGTTCCAGTAGACCAAGCGTTTCCAGCCCATGCAATTTGGCGATTGTCCGAGGCATCACCGAAGGGAACCATATCATATTGAGTTCCCAAAATGGCATACACGCCATCCGCGCTGGCTCCATTGACCCATACATGGAACTCCTTTATCTTCAATCCGTGGTTTAGACGGCCATCATCCACCACCAATTGACGGACTGTGGTATCTTCCAAGACACCACGGAGCGTTCTGGTCCTCATCGTTTCTTCCCTCCGGCTATTCGATGGGCTTCCTTCACGGCTCGTTTGAATCCGTTTGACTTCCACTTCCCGTTCTTGAGTTTGTATTTGGGAGCAACTCGCTTGAAAGCGGCTTTGTATTTCCGACCATACGCGGTTGATTTCTTCCTACGGGGTGCTTTAGCGGCGGCTACGGCTCCCGTGGTTGTCCCTTCCACGAACCCTTGGACGACGGCAGGGGGCAGACCTGTAAGGGCCGCAGTAGGGACTAACAAACTATCAGCAAGCACCCTCAAACGGGCGGCTAGCAAAAGTTTCTCATCAGGCGTCACGTGGCTCGCCTCATTGTTGGCTCAAGGCGAGGGCCATGGCCGCGCTTGAAGAGAGAGTTTCCACGGTGCATTCCATCACGAGTTGACATGATGCCATGTTCATGCTGGTGGCAACGGAAGAATCAACGCCAAGATAGATGGCTTCAACGCCAACCAAATAGCCTTGAGTCCAATGTTGGGGGGCAATGTCCAATGAGTCCGTTGTGGTCAAAATGCATCCAGTTGCATCAGCAGAACAGGCCAGGGATCCAGTCGAGATAACGCTCTTGTCGGTGGCAAGCACCATGGAAGTTTGGCTTTGGGTAGTAAGTTGGAAGGCGTTGCGATTTTCCTGATTAGCACCGACAGTCAGTTCAGTCACGGGTTCTCCCCATTGGACTGAAATGTTGTGAATGCGAAGAACCGACTTCCCCAGGGCATCCACATATGCTCCAAGGTCAATTGGAGACTGGTTGTAGGTCGTTCCATTGAAGGAGGTAGATGCTCGGATAAAGAAAGAATCACTCTTTGCCATGATGCCCCAGGACCGCGCTGGGTATTTCTACTCTCTCTCTCTCTCTCTCTCTCTCTCTCTCTCTCATTAAATGAATAAAGAATAAATAAAGGGAGATTGTAGGAGGGTCATGGGGCGGAAACCGAATCCAAAGGGCAAAGATAGAACGAGAACAGTCGCATTGGACGGTGATGTTGCCGAAATTGCGCAACATCTTGCCGATAAATCGCAATTGAGCAAGGTTTTGAGCCAATTACTTCGCCAAGCCTACAACATCAGCGGCGAAATCGCCATCATGAAGGACAAGTTGGCCGCGCTCACGGAAGAAAGGAAGGGTCTTCAACGCCTTGAAGAGGAAATGATAGAGGACATCGGTCGCCAAGAGGAGCGCATCATCCACGAAAGGAACCACATTCTTCCATCGCTGTATCAACGACAAGGAAAACTGGAAGAGAAGATGAAGAGATTGACCGAGGAACACAAAAAGTCGCTTGACCCTGCTACGTCACGTAGGAAATCGAGCCAACTTCACACCACATCACAACAACTTCATGCCGTCTTGGATGAAATCAAACTCATGGAGAGTGAAGAATGATGCCATACAAGGTAGAAGTGCTTGGATTTGATACAGAAACACACAGCAACAAGGATGATGTCATCGTTGCTTTGATTGAGTATCTCTTGGGACACGGAGTTTCAGTCA